GCGTCACGCCGTCGAGGTCGCAGCCTCTGAGATCGAGCCAGCCGCCGATCGTCGTGGGCAGCGTGACGCCGTCGAGGTCGCAGCCCCTGAGGTCCAAATCTCCGGTTACTTCGGCATCGGCCGGGAGCTTGTTTTCGAGGATCAGGCGCTTCGCACGCGCGGCGGTGTAGGTCTTGGTCATTTCAAAGTCTCCCTGCAAGCCGCCTGCACACGCGCGATCGCGTCCTCGATCAGGTTGGCGGAATGGTGGTTTTCGGTGCGGCGGAACTCGTCGCGCAGCATGGCGAGGCTCAGCATCGCTTCGTCTGCGAGCGCTTCCTGCACTTCGGTGAGGTGGAGGACGAGGGTCACGCCGGACGAGGCGATGGCCGCCCTTCGGCAATTGGACAAACTCGACGAGGCGAGCGCGTCGCTGCGCCTCCAACTCAACTCCATCGCGGGAGCCGCCCCGAACCCCTGATCCGCTGCGGATCGCGCCCTCTTTCGACCGAATGCCGACCCGGACCGCCGGGCGGATAGCAAAGGAGCTTACCCAAAATGACCGACATTGCAGGAACGCCCGCCCCGATCGAACCGCCGCCGTCCCATCACGGCGAGCGCGCGGCCGACGGCGGGCACGTCCCCGGCGCGTGCAACACGCTGGGCGACTTCATCCGATCACTGGAAGACGGGCAATTCGACGCCGACGCCTATGCCGCGATCAGGAAGCTTTCCGCCGCGCTGAGGGCCACGGCCCTGACGCAGGGCGGGAAGGCGAAGGGCAAGGTGACGATCGCCCTCGACTTCGAACAGGAGGGCGCCGTCACCGCGATCAAGGCGAGTTTCAAGGTCGCCACCCCCGAAGGCCGCCGTCCGAAGTCGATCATGTGGTCGACCGAAGACAACCGCCTGTCCCGCTCGCGGCCGGGACAATCCGAACTGTTCGGCATTCGCGACGTGTCGGGCGCCTCCGACCTGCGCGACGTCGACTGACCCCGAAAGAAAGGAAACGAGCATGGCCGATCCGGCTAAAACCCCTCCGTCCGGCGACGACAACGCCGCCATCACCTTCGCCGCGGGCGCGCCCGACATCGGACCCGCGATCGAAGCGGTGCGCCGGCTGGTCGAGGATCACACGACCGCAAAACAAATTACCCTCTTCGATCCGCTGACGGGCAATGAGGCGCCGGCGTATATCAGCGGCGATGGCATCGCCCGGATCGATCCGGCGGTTTTCGAGGGCTATGCGGCGAACCCGCGCTTTCGGCACGGCACGGCGCATTTCACCCAGATCGAGAGCCTGATCGAGCATGTGAACCGCTTCAAGGACGGCGACAGCGTGCTGTTCGCCATCGAGGACCGCACAACGCCGTCGATCACCGCGGTCATCGACTATCACCGCGCCGGGACGATCGACGAAGCCGAGGCGCGGTTCGCGCCCGCGAGGTCGAGGGCATGGTCGCGCGCGGCGAGCTGCGCGGTGTTTCGATCGGCTATCGCGTGACCAAGTGGGAAATCATCCGCACCGACGAGGACAGCCACGAGACCTGGCGCGCCATCGGCTGGGAATTGCTCGAAGTCAGTCTCGTACCCGTTCCCGCAGACCCGAACGCCGGGGTTCGGTCTGCAGGCAATATTTCGCCCGGCGCCATCGGCACTTCTGCCACAATCGAAGAGGAAGACGACATGAAGCGCAACATGCCGGGCGCCGCAGCGGCGCCCGCCAATCCCGCCCCCGCCCCCGCCGCTCCGGCTGCCGGGGTCACCACCGCCGAAACGCGAAGCGAACCGTCCGCTCCGCCGTCCGCACCCCCTGCCCCAGCCGCGCCGGAAGCGACGCGGTTCACCGGCAGTGAAACGGTGACGTTCATGGACCAGGCGCGCACCTTCGGCATTGAGGATCGCGCCCGCGAACTGGTCACCCGGAACGAACGCGGCGAGATCGGCACCGATGCCGCCTGGCGCGCGATGTCGCAGGCGGCGGCGGAGCGCCAGCGCGCCGAAACCAGCCATGCGCCTGGCGGCCCGCGCATCGAGCCGGGCGACGGCGCCAATGAGGCGGCATCGCGCGACGCGATCGTCGCGGCGCTCGTCGCGCGCGCGCTCGGGCGCCAACCCGAGGAGGGCTCGCGCCAGTATATGGGCATGAGCGTCCTCGATCTGGCGCGCGAACGCGCCGGCGTGTCGCGCAACGAGCGGGACCCCGATATCATCATGCGCGCCGCGCACACGACGTCGGATTTCCCGATCATCCTCGAGGCGACGGGTCAGCGAATCCTGCTGGAGCGTTATCAGGCGCAGCCGCCGACGTTCCAGGCAATCGCCCGCCGCCGCAACCTGCGCGACTTCCGCCCGACCAACCTGCTGCGCGTCGGCGACTTCCCGACCCTGCTGCCCTATCTGGAGGACGGCGAGATCAAGGCCGGCACGATCGGCGAAGTCAAGGAACAGGTGCAGCTCGGCTCGTTCGGGCGGCGGTTGAACCTCACCCGCCAGGTCATCGTCAACGACGACATCGGCGCCTTCGACGAGGTGTTCGGTTCGATCGGGACGATGATCGCCCAGTTCGAGAATGCGTTCTTCTACAGCGTGAAGAACCAGAACAGCGGCAACGGCCCCAAGCTGGCGGACGGCAAGGCGGTGTTCCATGCGGATCACGGCAACCTCGCCGCGTCTGGCGCGGCGCCGACGGTGCCGTTGATCGGCGCGGCGCGCGCAGCGCTGCGCAAGCAGAAGAATATGGAGGGGCAGGTCATGAACCTCGCGCCGCGCTCGCTGCTGGTGGGGGCGGATATCGAAACGCTCGCGGAACAGCTGACCTCGCCGCTGCAACCGCAGCAGGCGGGCAACGTCAATCCGTTCTCGGGCAAGCTCGACGTCGTGGCCGAAGGGTCGATCCCCGACTATGCCTGGGAGGTCTATGCCGATCCGGGGGTTTTGACGGTGTGGGTCTATGGCTCGCTCGAAAGCGCGCCGCTGCCGCGGGTGATGACGAAGGAAAGCTGGAGCACCGACGGCGTCGGCTTCCGCGTCACCTACGACTTCTATGCCGATGCGATCGACTATCGCGGCGCCTTCCGCAATCCGGGCGCAGCGCCGACCTGAGTTCGTCCGGCGGCGGGTCCCGGCCCGCCGCCTCCCTGACAACCGATCCGGCCCAAGGGGTCATGCACACCGGACCGACGCTGTCGGCCGGACAGGAGACTTATCATGAAGAACTTCGTTCAAGAGGGCAAAATCCTCGACTTCACGGCGCCGTCCGGCGGCGTGGTATCCGGCGTCCCGCTGCTGATCGGCGCGCTGATCGTCGTCCCCGCCACCACCGCAGCGGAAGGCGAACGGTTCGCCGGCGCGGTCGAGGGCGTGTTCGAACTGCCGGCTGCGACCCACGCCAGCAACCAGGCATGGACCGAGGGTCAGCTTCTTTATTGGGACAATACGGCGAAGAAATTCACCGTGACGGCGACCGATAACACGAAGAAGGGCGCCGCCGCTGCCGTCAAGGCCTCGACCGCCGACACTGGCTCGGTCAAGCTGATCCAGGCCCTCTAGTCCGGCGAGGCTGGCGCCATGTCCTTCTCCAGCCCGCGCAACCGCATGGTGGACGCGGTGTTCGCGCGACTGGGCGAGGACGCGCTGTGGAACGGCGTGGGCGAGCCGGTCCGGGTCCGCCCCGCCGAGCGCGACGATTTCGAGCAGTTCGACCGCGCGGAGCAGATCGTCACGGTCCGCTTCCTGCGGGTCCGTGCGAGCGAGGTCGCCGCGCCCGACCAGGGCGACACCGTCGTCATGCTGGACGGGGACGGTGCGCCGGACGGCCGCGTCTTCGTTCTGCTCGCCGGGCCCCGGCAAACCCGCAATCGTATATGGCTCTGCGAGGTCGATCTCGCACCGCCTCCTCCGCCGGGTCCCTGACATGCTGCAGCAGACGGCGCAGATGACCGGCCTCAGGGAAGTGCTGGACGGCACGCTTGAGGATTTCGAGCGCGCCAACACGGCGGCCATGCGCGAGGCGGCGGCGGGACTGAAAGAGGAATATCGCGATCAGGTGTTCGGCGCCGGCCTCGGGCGGAAGCTCGCCTATACGTGGCAGAGCGAGGCCTACCCCAAATCCGGGGCCAGCATGGAACCGGCGGGCTTTGTCTACAGCAAGGCGCCGAAGATCATCTCGCTGTTCGCAAGCGGCGCGGTCATACGGCCGCTGCACGGCAGCCGCTATCTGTGGATACCGACCGCCGCCGTGCCCCGGAGCCTGCGCGGGGGCCGGGGCGCCAAGGCGAAGATGACGCCGGAAGAGGTCGAGCGGCACTACAACACGGACATCTTCGTCCGGCGCGGGCGTGGCGGAAATTACCTCGCCTATGTGATGGCGAGCCCGGCGCGTAGCCGGCGGCGCAGGGGAGCCGCGACCAGGGGGCCGCGCGCCCGCCCTGAACAGCCGATCCACGTCTTCACGCTGGTCCGGCAGGTGCAGGGCCGCAAGTTGCTCGACCTCGAAGGCCCGGCGCAGCGCTGGGCGGCCCGCTATTCCGCGCTGGTCGAGAAGCATTGGGGAAATCGATGATGTCGAAGCGACGCGACGTGCAGCTGGCGCTGAAGGCATTGATCGAGGATGCACTGGCATATGCGCGGGTCAAGGGCTTCGACGACGATCCGGTGAAGCCCGACCGGGCCGATCCGGGCGGCGACATACTCGGCTATCCCGGCAGCGCGGGCAATCCCGAAGTGACCCTGTCGCCGGTGACCTTCCACTATGATCATGAGATGGTGCTTGAGGTCTCGCCGCCGCCGGGCGGAGATCCCGGCGAGACGCTCGACGATATGCTCGGCGCGATCGGAGACGCCATCGCCGCCGACCGCACGCTGGGCGGGCTGGCCGACTGGATGGAGGCGGCCATGCCGGACATGAACGACCGCGACACCGAAGGCGCGAGCGGCACCCCGTGGGCGCGCCTGCCGGTGATCGTCAGCTATTCGACCGCAGACCCCTTGAACTGACACCCTCAACTGACCGCTTTGCCTAAGGAGACATATTATGGCCCGCGCAAGAGGCTCGGATGCCCTGCTCGATATCGTATTTGAGGCGACCTATGGCACCATCCCGACGACGGGATACCGCCGCGTTCCCTTCGTGTCGTCGAACCTCGGCGCCGAACAGGGGCTGATCGAGGACGACACGCTCGGCTACGGCCGCGCGCCGCGCGACCCGACCGACGACGTCATCAACAACGACGGCGATCTGGTGGTGCCGGTCGACGTGCGCGGTTTCGGCAACTGGCTGAAACTGATGCTCGGCAATCCGGTGACCGCGTCGGGCACGCACACCTTCACCTCGGGCGGCGCGACCCTCCCGTCGATGACCGCGCAGATCGGCCTGCCCGCCGTGCCGAACTACGAAAAGAACTTCGGCCTGCTCGGCAACACGATGCGCATCGCCATGTCTCGGCGCGGCCTGCTCAACGCGACGCTCGGCCTGGTCGGCCAGGGCAGCACCGACGCCGCGACCAGCAGCTCGGGCTCGCCGACGACGCTCGTCGTCGAACGCTTCGCGCAGGCGACCGGTCAGGTGCGGAAGGACGGAGTGCAACTCGGCAGCGTCGTCGCCGCCGACTTCACCTATTCGAACAATCTCGACAAGGTGGAGACGATCGTCCCCGACGGGATGATCGAATATGCCGATCCGGGCAATTCGACCTGCACCGGCACCGTCACCCTGAAATTCGCGGACACCACGATGCTGACCGCCGCGGCTTCGGGCACCCCGATGGAGCTTACCTTCGGCTGGACCAAGGGCACGTCGGCGCTGCTGTTCACGCTGGGGCGGGTATTCCTGCCGAAGAAGGCGAAGAAGCCGGTGCAGGGTCCGGGCGGCATCCAGGCGACCTTCAACTTTCAGGCCAGCGGCGGGTCCGGCCCCGTGCTCGTCGCGGCGCTCACCAACAATGTCGCCAGCTACTAGGCGACGTTTACATTCACGCGGCACATTTGATGGCTGCGACGAGATTGAGGAAGCCAGCGTAGTTTCTGGCGAGCTTGTCGTATCGGGTTGCGATGCGTCGGAAGTGTTTGATCTTGTTGAAGA